TCGAGATTCGGGGCTCCAGTTACGGCCCCCGACGAAGCTGAGGATCCGACCACAGTTCCGAACACACCTTCAGAGGCGATACCTTCCACCGTTCCGGTACTCGTCACAGATCCGGTTACGGTCCCTGCAAGATTCGGCGTGCCTGTGCCGGTTCCCGTAGAGGTAGAGGAGCCTAGGACAGTTCCCGTGTTCCCCTCGACACCGATCACAGTTCCGGTCGGCGTTGCCGTGCCGGTCACGGTTCCGAAGAATCCAGCCTCGCCCAGAGTCGTCCCAGAGACTGCGGACGATCCTGCGACTGTGCCCGAGTTCCCTTCAGCCCCGACCACGGTTCCCGTGCTTATGGAGGAGCCCTCTATCGAACCTGTGCGGTCAGCGGTTCCCTCGACAGTTCCAACGGTTCCCGTGGCTCCAGTTACTGTTCCGGTGTATCCAGATTCGCCCAGCACCGTTCCAGTAGCCGCAGCCGAACCTAGAACGGAACCGGATACTCCGTATGATCCGGTGATATCACCCGACGACGTGGAACTTCCAGCGACGAATCCGGTTCCCGGTCCCCCGAGTACGTCCTCGTCTAGGACTCCAAGAGTCTCGCTGTCGAGGGTGAACAGCCCTGCCACGGGCTAGGTGATGGACTCGGTGATATTCCCGCTTGCGATTGTGTACGTTCCCGCAGTCGCGTAGGTCTGCGATGTGTCGAGGGCGCGAGATCCTAGGAACGTACCCGAGGTGCTTGCAGTCCAATACCCGAGGTGGTCAATCGTGGTCGAGCCGGGAACATCGAACACGATCGAGGCACTAGTCGAGACGCTAGCCGAGGCAGCGGCAGCCCACGTTGCATCTTCACGGGTGTAAGCACCACCCGACACCTCTGCGCTACCGGACACGCCGGGGTCGTCCGTGTGGAGACTCACCCACGATGCGCTAGCCGTGAATCCATTGAGCAGGGCGTTCTTGCCTGCGTCTACGAGACCTGCCATGTCTAACCTTCTTCCTCAATGATACGAGCGATATTACCGTGTTCGTCGCGTTCGATCCTCCGAACAGTTGCTTTGCGCTCTTCACTCATAACCACGTTCACGACGGGCGTAGTATCTCGCATCGCGGCAGAGACAGCGGCAGCGATAGCCTTCGCGAGATCCTGTGGCTCTTCAGGAGTTTCGAGTTCGATGCCTTCACGTTCAGCCTCGAGAGGCATATCCGCGAGAACACGGTCAGAGAATCCACCGATGGAGTAGCCCCGTAGTTGGCCTTCCTTGACCATCTTCCACGCGTCTTCGTTCCATTGGACTCCAAGGAACACGGTGTTCGGTGGGTAGGTCACCTGCCCGATCGGTTCGCCTTTCTGGTCGAGCATATCGACCGTCCACGCTTGGGGCATGGTCATAACTTCGACCCATTCTCCAGCCTCGACCTCCGTGTCGTGCTGAAGGAAGATCCGACGGTCGCCACTCTTCACCCATTCCCACACGGCAGGCTGCAACTCGGCAGCGTCGGTCCATTCGCCGTGCGCGTCCATGAAGTCGGGGACGTACAGGGGGCCGAGGGTGAATCGTGCTTCGTCGGCCTTCCTGAGGAATCGTGCTTTGTCCATCTCGCCCTGTGGCAGGAGGAGTTCGTCGGGGATGATCCAGAACTTGCAGATGCCCTTCGGTGATACGGGGCGGTCGAGGATCTCGCAGCCTCCTCCACCTTGGAAGAAGACGCAGTTCGCGCACTTGATGCCCTTCGAAGCGAACGGGTTAGCGTCCATGTAGTGGGCTCCGCTTCCGGTATTACCGGAGTTGAAGAGTCCGAACTTCTCCGCTACGTCCTCGATCATGTCGTACAGGACTTCCTGCCTCCACGACAGGGGGTAGCCGTAGGTTCCGTTCTTGTTAGGCGTTGAGAGATTGACTCGGCCCACGTCCGTCCGGGGTCTCCTCCCCAAGCGTCCCACGCGACACGTCCCGGCGACGGGAATCCTTCATCGCCTAGGTTCCAGCCTTCCGTTCCGATATTCACAGAATGTCGTGCGAAGAAGGAAGCCATGCGTCCGATCGTCTGCTCGCTCACGTTATCGCCACGGGCCAGTTGTGCGGCACGGGCTCTTCCAACGTCGGTGAAGCCTGATCCTGCGTGGCCTTCAGCGATCCAATCGAGAGCCCTTTGTGCTGCTTCCTGAACGCCCTGCGGGGGCTTGAACGATTCCTGCTTCAGGGCGTTCGGGATCTCCTCGGGGGCATCCTCTCCCCACACTCGTCGCCACGCAGCCAAGACGCGGCGTTTCACTCCCGCGAGATCTTCAGCGGGAATCTGTACGCGGTTGCCTCGGAACCCTCCGGGGCCGAGGGCAGCGATAGCGGCTCCCACCTGTGTCCGTGTCTCGCGTTCCTCCAGAGAGTCCCAGAGCCGTAACTTCCACGTCGAAGGTGACTCAGGGTCAGGCACATACGCGAACGCTTCGGCAGGGAAGTCCTGCCCGTCCTCCCTCTTGGTCTCCTGCTTCGACAGGGGCTCTATTCGTGTGAGGGTACTCATCTTGTGACCGACGAGAGTTTCCGTTTCGCCCCACCCGTCAGCGGTCTGCCTCCAGATCCGAATGAGAACAGCCGGATCGTCAGGCTCCGCGTTGATCGAGAAGTCAGAATCGGGAACACCGAGGACACCTTCAGTCATGATGTGTTCGACTCGTCCTCGGGCTCTTCCTCCGGAGGAGTTCCAAGAAACGAAGGAGCCTTCACGGATCGACTTCTCGGTATCGGCCTGCTCGAAGTAGTGGATCTGACGGAGCCTCTCCTCCGCTTCACGCATCGTCGAGTAGCAGCCGAAGGAGCGTGACCCGTCCTCGGAATAGACGCAGTATTCGCCGCCCTCTTCCCGGATGATCTTCGTGACACCCCCGTCGATATCTACGCGCTGAATCTTCCCGTCACTAGCGACGATCGCGTAGTCCTCGGCAAGGACGACGACGGATCTTTCCGGGGCAGGGATTCCTCGGAGTTCCGCGAGACGGTACGCAGCGAGGACACCGGAAGCGTCGTCACGTTCCGCGACCATGCCGAGTTGGTCGTCGGTGAGTGCGTTTATGCGGTCGAGGAGATCCATCCCGCCTATTCTACGGGACAGGGAAGGAGTCGATGGGAATGATCTCGACTTCCTCTTTCGTGCTACCGGGGGCTAACTTCTCCATCGCCGTCTTCGAGATCTGGTCGAGGGTTGGGTCACCTCCAACGATCAGCCCCATCAGGACGTTCGTTATCTGCCAGCCCTGTTTCTCGGCGTTCCAGATCTCCGGTACGTTCCCGTTCCATAACCGATACGGAATACCGTTCCATGAGTAATACGTTGTAGCCATGCGTTACCGCCCCCTCTTTCTTCGGGCTCGGGGGGTCCGGCCCTCTCCAAGAGTAACACCCCTCCACAGTCTCACTACGTTCTCGGTTACTTTGCGGATCTTCTCGCCGAAGTTGAGATTCCCCGAGGGAGTCGGGATCGTTGCCGCTACGTCCACCATCTCGTCGGTGAGGGCCGCGATCTCTTCCGGGTCAGTCAGGACACGCTGCCGTTCGTAGATCTCATGCAGGGCTCCCTCCTTCACGCGGAGACTCTCCGGGGTATGGAACTGCAACTCGACAGGCACACCGTCCGGATCTTTCATCGCCACGTTGATGCCCTTGTACGAGTTCCCCTCCTCCCAATAGTTCTTGACGCGTAGCGTGTAGCCCCGTGCCTCCAGATCGTCGATGATCCTCTTCGACCCTGCGGCGTAGGTTCCATCATCGAGGGTGTACGTGTACCGGATCACGTCGCTCATAGATTCAGCCGCCTCGTCAGCGGTGAGAACTTTCCCGGCGATCTTTGCTTCCTCCACTTCCGAAGCGATCTTCCTCGCTAGTGACTCTTCGCTCTTCAGCCGGAACGCCAGCCCTTCGGGTCGGGCTCCGTACTCGTCTGCGAGGTCAAGGATCGTGCGGGTGATATCAGGCTCCGCAGTAGTCATCTTCGCTCGGTACGTCTTCGCCGCGCTCACGGCCTGCTCACCGTACGAACTCACGCTGCCCTGAGGGTTCACAGGAGTCGGCAAGTCATAGCCCCGATACGTCGGATATCCGTCGAGGACTTCATCCACGATCGCGTCTAGTTCCTCATCGGTCATCGCCTCGTAGTCCTCAGGGTCGTCGATGAGGAGAACATCGCAGCGGCAGTTCGGGTGAGCAGGAGGTTCCCCCGAGGGGAACGAGTCCGTTATCGGGATCGGATCCATGTCACCGAGAGGGCCACAGATATCGCAGGCATCGAACTCGGCGAGCCACTTCTTCTTGGCATACGGGGAGATGAATCCGTCCTCCAGTCCCTGCTGCCATGCCTGCTGTCGGCCTTCACTAGAAGCGCGGATCGTTTCCGTTCTCGCAATCGTTTCGGACCTGTATTTGTGAATCCGTTTCTGATACCTCGCGGTTGCTTTCTCACTCGCGGCGTAGGCTTCATCGAACGTCTTGCCCATGTTCATCTGTTCGAGGATCTCCCTGTTCCGGAAGTTCTCGACCCATCCGGCCTGCTGCGAGGTCAAGCCCACTACGTCACGGGTTCCACGGGCCACCTGCTGCACCGTGAACTCTCCCGAGGTAGATCGGGCGATGTATTCCCGGACCATATCGCGCTGTTCTGTGGAGACTTCCCGTATCAGGTTCCCGGCTTCCTTACTGGCCCACGCTCGTGCCTCAGGACGGTCGGCATCGAAGCGGTAGGTCAAGGTGGCTTTACGGATGCTCGGGAGTTTGACTCGTCGTCCAGCATCGACCAGTTCGCCGTAGAGTTCCTCCTCGAGGGCAGGCTGAATCTCTAGCCACGGGTCGGTCGGTATCCGGTTCACGATCCGGTCGATAGGTTCGTGGAGAAGAGCCTCGACGAGTTCGGTCTCGGATCTCACCACCGACGCTCGGATCTTGTCGAAGGCTTTGCCGAAGAGATCCATGATCCGTTGCTGTGACGGGGTGATGGTCTCCGATAGGTTCGGGCTCTTCCTCGGGCGAGCCTTGAACGCGAGCATTAGACGATCGTATCTGCGTCCGGGAGGTCAGCGAGGGAGCGGAGGTATCCCTCAAGTTCCCTATCGGGCATAAGTACGCCAGCCTGCGCCAGTTTGCTGACGTAATCTCCGACCTCGCTCAACTCAACGGAGGACACCTGACCGTATGTGAGGTAGGGGAGTTTGTCGGTTCGCATCGAGTTCAGTCGGAGGAGCCTCGGGATCGCGTGCTGATTCACGACCTCCGCGATTGACTTCGCGATCGAGTCCACGGCAAGAGTCCACAGATCGACCTTCGCAGTTCCAAGAGCGAAGGAGCCCACACGGTCGGAGCCGAGGAGGAGGAAGTCGGAGAGGAGACTCATAGCGATCCGCTGGTCGTACCGCTGGATCACGGAGCCCGTATCGAACTGTCGTCCTCCGCTAGCCGAGAGGAGAGTCAAGTCGAAGATGCGGTTGCCCTGTTCATCGTAGGCGGCAGGGAAGACGATGCCCTCCTGCTCGTTCCTCTTCACGTTCTGCACAATGTCGGTGATCGCTTCGAGTACGGCCTTCTGTGAAGAGGTCGCGGTGTTGCTCATGTATTCGGGGGGGACGTAGGCCATAGGTAGGCCTGCGAGATCTCTCTCGATTCCGATTGCTTCGATCTCTTCGATCCGCCTCTTGTAGAACCACGGCCTGTACGCGTTGCGGAGGAGGGAGTAGCCCTCGGGGTTGTTGCGGTTCGTGGTCGTGCGGAAGAGCAACGCCTTGTCGATCGGGATACGGGCCATGCCTTTACCGCTAGACGGGTCCATCTGGATCATGCCTTGGATGCCACCGTTCGAGTCGAGCATCCATTCCTGCAAAGTTTCCTGAGCCCGGACGGGCCACTTCCTCCAGCCGATGCGGTTATCCGAATACCTTGATTGTGTCTTCGGATCTCCGGTCTGTCCTCGACGGATCTTGTAGACAATCTCGTGGAACGACCATCCGTAGGTGAGCATCGAGAGGATATTCTGAAGCGTGGAATCCCACGAATCCGACATATCGTTCAGGCATTCGTCTACGAACATAGCGGTTCGTTCATCCTCACCCTCGACGTGCCATTCGAGGCGGGTAATCACCTTGTCGATTGCGTAGAGCATCGCCCCCACAACGGGGTCGTTGTCGTGCATCTCGCGGTAGACCTTGAAGCCCTTGACCCCTTGGAGGTTAGTCAGGAACTCTTCGTTGATGTAGCCACCGGAGCGTCGTAGACCAGACGATCCGATCTCTACGAATCCGCTACGGGTTTCATCGTCTGGCATCGGTGTTCATCCTCTGTGCCGTCAAGTAGATTGCTTGAGCGTCGGAGAACCCCGCTTCGCGGAACGCCTTGTACAGTTCGTGTACGGATACGGCGTACGTGAGAAGCGGGGTCATCCTCCTAGTCTACCGTTCCGTTAGAACGGGGGGGTCTCTTCCGAGGCTACCGGAGTTGTCCACGGGTCAGGCTCCGGGCTCTTCGGGGCTGATCTTTCCGGGGAGCGTCGGGCTCGGATCGAGGAGCCAATCTCGTCAGCAGTAACGACCACCTTCGACCGCTGCTGTCCGTCTTTCGTTTCGTACTTGTCGATCTTCATCTTCCCAACGACGACGACTCGTGTTCCCTTCAGGAGGCTCTCGGCGGTGTCTTCTCCGAGTTTCCTCCAAGCCGTCACGTCGTAGTAGGAGGGTTCACCATCGACCCATTCGTCGCCTTGCTTGATTCGTTCATTCACGGCAACGGTGAAGTTCGCTACCGCGTCACCTTTCGGTGTGAATCGGAGTTCGGGATCTCGGACGAGGTTCCCGATCAGAGTTACCTGTGCTGTCATTCTTCTTTCTCCTAACTAATCTCCCTCAACTGAAGAGCGCGAGTTCGACCCGCGCTCCGTCCTTCCAGACCTTACCAGCGGCGACCCCGTCGAAGTAGGACTTCTTCGGTCGGACGACTTCTTCGCACTCCTTCACCACGGGGCATCGGTCGCAATACGAGAGGGCATCCTCGGCGAGTTCCCCGGAGGTCGCGTCGAAGAGCCTCGGGTCGGCTCCGATGCAGGCAGCCTCAGGGAGAGTCAGCCGAGACAGGCTCATCGGCGGCGGCGGTCTCTCTGCGCTTCAGAGAACGTGCGCCCGTCGAGTTTCTTCCGGTAGTGCGGAATATTGTTCTGTGGGATTCCGACCCGTGTGGTGGGCAGGAGGACGCATAGGAGGTCGGATTCGTGCTGGCTCATGTATCCGGCTTCTTCGATTGCTTCGAGGTCAGGGAACACGTCAGCGTGGCGGTCCACTTCGGGGTCGAGGAGGTGATCCTCTCTCCCTCC